ATCTATCTGCTGTACCATTAACTGAAGAACCTGCATTTATAAATCCACCACTAGAGTACACCTTCATTGTGTTTGAAGTAGTGTCGAAATATAAATCTCCTAAATCTAAACTTGTAGTAGGAGCTGTTGCACTTACTCTGTATCTAGCAGAGAAATCATTTACTGAACCTATATTAGTAGCAACTGTATTTACGTTGGCTATAGAACCACCAACTAAATTTACATTTGCAATATTAGTTCCAACTGTATCAACATTAGCTATAGCATTTGCTACAACTTCTATTTCTGAAGTAGCTTCGTTTAAATCATTAGCCGCAGTAATTACTTTTGCAATATCTGTAGCAACTGTTGAAATGTTACCTGCGTTTGTGGCAACTGTTGTAATGTCTGCTGATATTCCTGCTAGTGTAGTTATGTTTGCGTTTTGACCTGCTACTGTTGTTATGTTAGCATTGTTTGTAGCTACAGTATTTACGTTAGCGACATTGGTTGCAACTGTATTAACATTAGCAATAGAACCACCTACTAAATTTACATTAGCTACATTTGTAGCAACTGTTCCTATATTGGCATTAGCACCTGCTACTGTTGTAATATTAGCATTTGCTCCTGCTACAGTATTTACGTTAGCAATAGCTCCACCAACTATATTAACATTGGCTATATCTGTTGCGACAGTTCCTATATTAGCAACTGCACCTGCAACTGTAGAAATATTATTTGTAGGTGTAATTTGACCAGCTACAGTAGTAATGTTTGCATTAGCTCCTGCGACAGTCGTGATGTTAGCATTTGCTGATGCTACAGTATTTATATTAGCATTATTACCAGCTACAGTATTTACGTTAGCTATGTTTGTTCCAACTGTATCTACGTTAGCTATACTTACTGCTACTGTATTAATTTCTGATACTGGTTCTAATAAATCTGAACCTACAGCATTTACATTTGTTAAAGCAGAATTAACTGCATTAACACTAGCTATGTTTGAATTTAAGTTTGTTAATGTTGCTTTATCTGCTGTGCTTAACCAAGTGTTTTCTAAATAAGTTTTATTAACTGCATCATTAGCATTAACAGGGTTAGCTACGTTTTTAATTACTTTTGAATTTGCGTTGTACTTATTGTCTGTGTCTAACAACATAGAGTTGTCAGCTGTGTCAAATGCTTCTTGTGATATATAAAATAACTGGTTGCTATCTTGATCTAATATAGCCTCAGTAATTGTCGCACCATCTTGATAATCTACTAATCTTGTAGAACGGCTAGATGATCTAGAAATAGAAATAGAAGTTCCGTTAGCTGGTGCTACTGTAAATTGTATTGTTGAACTAGTAGGAAATGTATAATCAGTCCCAGCAGTTTTAACTACGTTATCTATTTTTACTATTACGTGAGAAGATGTAATGTAAGGAAACGTAATTGAATACGTAGTCGTACTACCATTCCCAGTATAATTGACTATTGCAAATGACATATTTTATTTGTTATTGTTAATATAATCTTACTCTACCTTCATCTGGTAAAGGACTTTTATCTATAAATAAATTTAGAATATTACTTATTCCAAAACTATTTTGAAAAGCTATTAAACGAGTAAGTCTTCTAGCATCTATTTTAGAAAAACTATAATTATCTCTAGTTGCTTTTAAAAATGAACCCATAACATCAGCACCAGAAGAAAGTAAATCATAAGTTGGGTTACCAGTAATTAAATTTACTTCAAGACCACTACTACGAGTATTAAATCTATACTCAGGAGCCATTTGAGAAGTAAATATATCAGCGTAAGCTGGTATTAAAGATGACCAACCAGTTCTTTGGAAAGCTGCTAAACCTAGTTTACTATAATCACCATCTTTACCTAATCTTTTTTCTAAATATTCTTTTCTCTGTCTATCTCCCATTCCTAGTGTATTAAAATGAGTTTGACCTAAGTAAGCCATAGTAGCTAACATACTAGTATAAGCAAACATACTAAATGTTCTAAAGTCAGCAAGAGCTACGTTGTGTAAAAATTGTTTAGACCAAGCAGTTATAACAAACTGACGGAATTGACCAATAGTTTTACCTAAAGTTTCATCACCAAAAAATCTGTTTGTGTCTCCAATAAAATTATATTGAACAGCTCTTTTAGTGTGTCTATTTAATCTGTTTGCAAACGTAGATAATAAATCTTCATCTTTCCAATTTGCAAAATTAAATTGTTTTACTTTAGTACCCCAAAATGTTTTCTCAACTGTTACAGTACCGTTTGTAAATTCTTTAGCAAATCTTTTTAATTCAGCCTCAGTAAATCCTAACACTTTATATCTGTTTAAATTAACTGTTGTAAAATCAAAATTACTAGCTTTTAATTTAAACATATCGTCAGCAAACTTATCAACAAAAGTTCTAACTGCTAATTTTCTTAGGAAAGTATCAACAGGAGTTAAACCAGAAGTCCAAGTAGTTACTTTTTCGGCAGCTGTTAATAAATTACTTCCTTTAGCTGCTATGCCCATAGCTTGAACAGCTGTGTTTTGATCTAGTGCTTCACTAGCGTGTGCTATTCTGTAAAGGTATTCATCTCCATTACCAAAATTTATAGTAGCTAATTCTTTAAAGAAAGTGCTTTGTAATGGTTTACCAAGTTGCATTTCTCTAATAATATTACCAAACTCTGGTATATTTTGTGCAAATGTTTTAATACCACTACTTGAAATAACAACCCCAAGTTCTGGTAAAGATGAAATACCTACTTGGTTTAATACCCTAACAAAGTTATATCTTCTAATATTTCTTAAAGCTGAAGCCCAAGGATTTGATGGGTCTACTTCAGCTGACCTACCCATTAAATTTTCAAATACACTTCTAACAGTTTTAATTTCTTCTTGTAATCTAATTTTTTCAAAGAAACCACCATTAGCATTATAGTTATTTTCTATGTCTTCAATAATTCTATTTGAAGTTTCATACCAAGCGTCTCTACTTTTAATTCCTAATCTATCACTTAAAGCTGACCAACCAGCCATTTCCTGTGTGTAGTCGTTATATAAAATATCTACGTTGTTTTCGTAAAGTTCATCTAACCTAACTTTTTGATTTTTAATTGTAGCTTCAAAACTTTCGTTTAATTTAATTCTTTCTGTTAATCTTCCTGAAGTTAGTGTTTTAACTACACTAGCTAAATTAGAAGACATCATAGATATCTCAGCATCATCTAAGTGTGGGAACGCTTCTTGAAAAAATGCTTTTAATTTATCAGCGTCTTTTACTCTTAGTAGGGCTTCTAAATCAAAACCACTTTGTCTTCTTGAATTTTTTAAATAATTAACAATAGCCTGTGCCATTAAATCAGCTTTTTCAGGACTAATAAAATCTTCGGCATCGGCGTTACCAGCCATTTTCTTTAATTCTTCTTCACGAATTTTCTTTTCCCAATCAGCACCTAATTTTTGATCGTCTGGTAAATTTTTATTTACTCTAGGTCTTTTAATATCTTTTACATTTAAAGAGGCTTTTAATTCTGCGTCTTTAGCTACAGACATATATTTTTGTCTGTCTAAGATAGCCATAACAATTAAATCTTTAACGCCATCTTGTCCTATTTTTTTCTTTAATGCTTCGTATCTTTCAAGCGATAATCTTCTAGGTATATAACCTCTATTAATATTAAATTCTGCACCCTCAATACCTTTTGATTTTAATTCTTTAGCCCATTGTTCAAATGCGTTTGCATAAGCGTTAGCTGCTTTAGCTATATGTGGGTTACTTAATAATGCTTTATCTTCTGCGTTAGTATTTTTAGGGTCGAAAGTTCTAATAGCTCTAGTAACTTTCTGCATAAAATCTTGTCTAGCAGTAATGTTAACAGCTCGTTTAAAAAAGCCCATTACTCCAGTCATTCCTTGCTCTTTTAAATAATCATTTAAAGCTGTTCTAACTTCTAGTGAAACGTTATTTAAATATTTATGTAAGTATGCGTCTTTAATAAGTTCTACTGTGTCTGGTTGAGACACTAATCTTTGAGATACTTTACCTTCTCCTTTATATGCCCAGCCAATATTATCTTCTAGTGTGGCAAAACTAAACGCTTTAGCTAAATTAGATTTACTACCACCTAACGCACTAGATTTAGATATCGGTATTATGTTAAAGAAAGGAATATTTCTAAGAAAAGGAAATATAATATCTTTATCAACTACTACACTAGGGTCTATTATATCAGAGGTATTAATAACATCTTCAGCAGATATTTTAGATGTTTTTAAATCTGCAAAAGTTTCTTCACCTTTTTTAGTAAGTTTAACACCTTCTTCTGCTAATTCAGCAGCCTCAACATCTTTAGCTACTCTAGATAATTGTGCTTTTCTTATAGCGGATATACTGCCTCCAAGAGTACCACCTAAAGCAGCCGATATTAATACTGTATTTAAATCAACACTAGGACTTTCCATAGCTACAGCAGAAGTTAATACACCTTGTTCTGCACCAACTATTAATCCAGCCTTAGTAAAGCGTTCCATTCTACCTACTTTAGATAGATAAGAACCAGCACCAGTAATTTTATTAACAATACCAACACCTGAAGCTAAACTTACTGGGTCTAAAAACCAAGAACCTACGTCTGCTGCTAACCCCTTCCAGCCCATCTTTGCTAGTTCTGCTCTTTGGTCTTGTTCGTATTTAACTCTATCTACTAATGTTAAAAAATGTGGTATAGAAACAGCACCAACAAAATAATCAAAATAAGCAGAATCAATATTATTTTCATCTAATATTTTTTTAATTTCTTTTTCATTATTAATCAAAGAAAAATTAGGGTCTGGTTCAAAAGTAGGAGCAGTAACAGTTCTCCAAATACTAGGTATTATCCAGTTTAATTTAGCAGCAGTTCCTAAGCCTTGTATAAAGCTAGGAGCTTCTTCTGGCTTATATTGCCAAGTTTTAAAAACTCTATCCATATATAACTCACCATCAGCTTGTGCTGGATTTAATGGGTCAGTTATTATTCGTAAGTTTTTTTTTAAATTAATATCTTGTATATTATTTACAATGTAATCTGCCTCTGCGTTTCTTCTAGTTGAAAAATTATCATTAAAGTTTCTTAGTTCATTAACTAAAGATTCACTATCATTGTTTAACGCAGCATCAAAAAATCTAGGTGTTCTTCTTAAATCTCCGTATTGATAACCGACAGAAGCAATAGCAGTTTGAACTGCTGGGTCTAATTCGTCAAAACTAAACTTTCTTTTTTTAGAATTGTATTGATTTATAATATTATTTTCGTAGTAATTCTTAACAGATGAATCAACATCAAATTTTTGTTCATCACTTAAAGTTAAATTAGGTGCAATATCTTTTGCTTTGGCACCTTGAATACCTAAATATGGTCTAATGATATTTAAAATGTTTTGATCTTTAAAACCAAAGTTTTTTATAGTTTCTTCAGTTTGTTGACCTAAATCAAAACCAGAGCCTATTGTTACACCAGAGTTATCCCCACCTTCTGGTACATACCCATTATTTTGAGAACCGCCTTCTTTTTCTTTAATAAAGTCCCAATTTATATTAGCCATTTAAAATCCTGCTTTTCTTATTTGTTGTTGTAATTCGTTTGGATTACTAAAACTAATAAATTCTTTTATAGCTTTATCTTTTTCTTGTGCTAATCTTAACTTTTTATTATCACGAGTATTTTTTGTATTAATAAATTTAGTTTGTAAGTCTCCTAAATTAAACATTAATATTCTTTCCTCGCCATTTTGATTAGTCATCATAACTGGTTGAAAATAATTAGTACCATCATTTAAAACAAAGTAAGCTGTCCTGTTATCTGGGTTAATTATGAAATCATAATTGTCAGAGTTAAAAGTTGTATTTGGTATTTTATCTGGGTTGTTTTTATAATATTCTTTTAATAATTTATTAGTACCAAACTTACCCACGTTTTTACTGTCTTCTACTACTGGTGGTTTAGGTAAGCTATCTTTAATAGACATTATGGCTTCTTTTTTAAAATCGTCGTAATCGTTTTCAGTTATTCCTAATGATCTTAATTTACTTTTAGAAATATATTTTCCACCCTTATCTTTAAAGAAATATTTATCTACGTATTGTTCTGTTAATTTTTCTAAATTTGTACCGCTAGTGTCCGTGCTTTTAAAATATTGTGCTACACCATATACTAATTCTTGGTTGTATACAGTTTGAAGATTTTTAAATGTACTACCTAATGTATTTTTCTCAGCATCAGTTAATGGACTAATTTTAGTTGAACGTTCTAGTTGACCTATTTTAGGTATAATTGTATTTATGTTTTCACCGTTTCTATAAAACATAACAGCCATATTCCATTTAATAGCATCTTTATTATTTTCAGA